TGAAGCTGATGCGCGAGAAGCGTGCGATTGTGGAATTGGACAATAAGCTGGCGAGCCGCAGCGTGAACGAAGGTTTTTCGGGTGGTGAGAAGAAGCGGAACGAAATCTTCCAGATGGCAATGCTCGAACCGAAGCTGGCGATTCTCGATGAGACGGATAGCGGTCTGGATATCGATGCCCTCCGCATCGTGGCAAATGGTGTCAACCAACTTCGTACGCCAGAGAATGCGGCTATCGTGATCACGCACTACCAACGTCTGCTGGATTATATCAAGCCCGACGTGGTCCATGTCCTCTACAAAGGACGTATTGTCAAAACTGCCGGTCCCGAACTGGCTCTCGAACTCGAAGAAAAAGGCTACGACTGGATCAAGAAAGAGATGGGAGAAGAATAAGAATAATTAGGCACGGATTACACGCGAAATCCGTGTAATCCATGCCAAAAAATTAGATAGTAATGAAAGCAGAACAACAATATATCGATCTTTTCACCCATTATGAGGATCTGATTTGCCGGCATGCGGCGGGGTTGATGAATTTGCCGCGTGCAGAGGCTTTGGCTGATTTGGAACGGTTGGGCTTTCCGACGGTGAAGAGTGAAGATTATAAATATACAGATGTGGCGCAGGCTTTTGCTCTGGATTACGGGGTGAATATCAATCGTCTTGATATCCCGGTCAATCCGTACGACGTGTTTCGTTGTGATGTCCCCAACCTGAGTACCTCGCTTTATTTTGTGGTGAATGATACTTTCTATGACAAGATGTTACCGAAAGCCCATCTTCCCGAAGGTGTTTATGCCGGGGGAATGCGTACTTTCATGGAAAAGTATCCCGAAGTGGCTTCCCGCTATTATGGCAAGGCGGCACCAACCGGTAAGGATGGTATCGTTGCCTTGAACACTATGTTGGCTCAGGACGGTTTTGTGGTCTATGTGCCGGAAGGTGTCGTAGTGGAGCGTCCGATCCAGTTGGTGAATATCTTCCGCAGCGATGTAGACACGATGGCGAACCGCCGTATCCTGGTGATTATGGAGCCTCGTTCGGAAGCCAAGCTGTTGGTGTGCGATCATAGCATCGACGATGTTAAGTTCTTAGCCACGCAGGTTGTTGAGATCTTTGCGGGTGAAGGTGCCTTCTTCGATTATTACGACCTCGAAGAGAGCAGCATGTCGACTACTCGTTTTGCCTCCGTGCATGTGAAGCAGGAAGCGGGAAGTAATGTTTTGGTGAATGGTATCACGCTGAATAACGGCCTTACCCGTAACAACTATTATATCGAGCTGAACGGCGAACAGGCTGAAGCGACTTTGTGCGGTATGTCGATCCTGGACAAAGAACAGCAGCTGGATACCTATAGCCATATTACGCATGCCGTACCTTATTGTACTAGCAACGAACTGTTCAAGAATGTTTTGGACGATCATGCGGTCGGTGCGTTCAGCGGCCGTATTTTAGTGAAGGAAGATGCACAGAAGACTGCGGCCTATCAGACGAACCGCAATCTTTGTGCGACCCGTGAAGCTCGCATGTACAGCAAACCTCAGTTGGAAATCTATGCCGACGATGTGAAATGTTCGCATGGCATGACCACCGGACAGTTGGACGAAACTGCTTTGTTCTATATGCAGAGCCGCGGCATTCCTCGTGACGAGGCACGCATGTTGTTAAGCGTAGCTTTCACCGCGGACGTGATCGATTACGTACGTCTGGATGCTTTGAAAGACCGTTTGCATAAATTAGTAGAAAAACGTTTTCGTGGAGAACTGGCGAGATGTGCCGGTTGCCGGATTTGTAAATAAGAATAACATATGCAATTGACTCATATCGCTATCTGGACGAACGAACTGGAACGTTCGCGTGATTTCTATATCAAGTATTTCAACGGGAAAAGCAACGAGAAGTATGTGAATCCGAAGAAAGGCTTTGCCTCTTATTTCGTCACTTTCGAGGGAGGGGCTTCACTTGAAATCATGCAGCGGACCGATATTACCAAAGAAACGGCAGATGTCTTCATCGGACTTGCCCATTTTGCCTTTTCTACCGGATCGAAAGAGAAGGTGGATGCCATGATCGAACAATTCCGTTCGGACGGTTACAAGATCGTAGGCGAGCCGCGTATTACTGGTGACGGTTATTATGAAGGAGCTGTTTTGGATCCGGATGGTAACATTGTTGAGGTGATCGCTTGACGGAAACGTACCGGGATTGATATTACCAGACGCAGATAAATACGGAAGGGCGCTGAGTTATGCGGACATCATTGGTAAGATAAGTCCGCATGATTCTGCGCTCTTTTGTTTTCGGTACTCAGTAAAGCCAGACAGCCGTGTATGGGCGGAAAGGCCGGATCAGTTCATATAGGATAAGAATACCAACAGAGGTATGTAGTCTTTCAGATTGACATGTAACTTTTTCAGAGCCTGGGCGATATGGTATTCCACGCCTTTGGTTGTCATACCGAGTGTTTCTGCGATCTCTTTGTAAGGTTTGTTTTCGTAGCGACTCATGATGAAGATACGGCGGGTCTGTTCCGGCAGGGAGGCCAATGTCTTGTTCACGATTTCTTGTGCTTCGGCTGTAAACAGTTCTTCCGGATTGCAGGCTTCGAGGGTGGAGATGCGGGTGTTCAGTTCCCATTCGGCATGATTCTTCAGATGTTCGCTGGCATCTTCCCTGACTTGTATATGTTGCAGGTAGTTGATACATTTGTTTTTGATGATCGTGAGTATATAGGCCGGAACATTGGAATCTGCCTTTAACGTGTTCCGGTTTTCCCAGTATTGCATCAGTGCCTCTATGGTGAAATCTTCGGCAACAGCTATATCCCTCACATATATATTCGCAAAGCGGATGAACCGTCCTTGATAATCTGCGAATAATTGATTGAAGGCCTTTAAATCTGCTGAATATTCCATATACCCTATCGATTAGCGCGTAAATATAATAAAATTTAAAAGAAAAGCTATATACACACGGAAATACGAAAAGTACACGTTTAATTACGTATAGCATTGATAGACAATAAATAACACACAGTCTTATCAGAAACAAAAAGTACACATTGCTTCACATTTACTTCACTTCCGGCAGAAAAAAGCTAGGAAAACATGTGAGGTTATTTCACATTCAGCCTTTGTTTACCTTATTTTACTCCTTAAACATCTACTTCTACCTAAAAGGCTTGAAATAAGCCGCAAATACGCATGCTATAGGAGTTTTGAAGTATATCCAATATCACCTTTATTAATCCTTTAAAAGTTTTAGATGGATAGAATTATGACGTTTTTTGTGTTGTTCAGAAAGAAGGAAAAAATCATTGTTATTGGAAGTGGGTGGACACTTGGGTGGACATTTGGGTGGACACCTGATACGTAAATTTATACTGTTTCGAGACCCCTTGTTGCCTAAATTAATGTTAAAAGAGGTGTTAATATTGGGTTTCGTACCCCCTTAATATTATACTTCAAAGCTTTGTTGTAATATCAACAAGTTGATTTACACATGATTACATCAAGTAAAACCTATAACAGATAAGAAATGGCTTCTTTTTGTCTGTTATAGGACTAAGAACTTTTATTTGTCTTCATCATTTTAATGGTTAATGGCTAATGCTTTTTGAATATGTTGAATCTGTGCCGTTAACTCATCCATTCTGTCTTCTAATTCACCTTGTTTACGATAGTATGTCTCTTGAATGTTAGGTAGTTTAGCGCTAAAATACCATTCTGCATACCAAATCGTATTCAAATCCTCTTCATATAAATTGAAATTAGGGTAGTTTCTTTTATCTACATTGTCAGACATACATACGATAAAACCGTGTTGTCGCAATCTATTTTTTAATCGTTTGACATACGATCTTCCTTCCATATCACTTACGACATATACATAGTTGTCACGAATGCTTTCCCATTCAGATCGTTCCATTAAACGAATGATGAGATAACCACCATCTAAAATGGATGGAACCATGCTTTGCCCTTTCACACGGACACATAGATATTTCCGGCTATTTTTTACCATAGACACAGGCATAGATATACATTCTTCTTCTACTATATAATCAGGATTAGTAAAACCTGATCCAGCAGCAACCGAAATATCGACTATTGGTATACGAACAATATCCTCGTTACACATTAAAGGATTATCGATATGAGAGGTTAGTTGTTCCATTTTATCTTCGTTAAGCATGGAACCGCGGCCAGTAAGTAGCCATAGAGGGTTTATATCTAAACAATTGTCTATAATTTTTCTAATAACCCCTTCTCCTAAATCAGAATTTCTTTTTAACTGTGTGTTTAAGTAGCCATTAGACAAACCAACCTCTTTCTCAAAGCGGGTATGAGGAATACTTTTTGACTTTAGGTATGTAAACAATCGTGATATTATTTTTTCTTCCATATAGAAAAAAGTTTATATAAAACTTGCACGATATAAACAATTGTCTATATCGTGCAGAGTCTTCCAATAGAAAGACGCTTTAAAGATACAACAAACTATTAGATATTAATGAAGATGGAAGAGAAAAAGAAAATCATTGAAGTAAGTAAGGAGGTAAAGGATGAAATCCGGTCGAAATTGAAAGTAACTATGAGGACGGTTGTTGAAGCCTTGCAATTCAATACTAACAGCCCTACGGCTAAAATTATTCGCGCCTATGCCTTGAACCATGGTGGACGAATGTATGATCTGACGATCAACATTGAGAAGAAAGAGATAGATAATCCCTATAAGGAAGTAACAATCATCTAATCAACATTCGAAATGAAGAAAAGTGTAGCGGTGATCTCCAGCCCTGAATTTGGAGAGATAAGAAGCGTAGTGGTAGATGGTGAACCTTTGTTTGTCGCAAAAGACGTTTGCGACGTTTTAGGGATAAATAAGTATCGTGACGCAGTAGCCCGATTGGATGAAGATGAAAAAGGGCGTCCAGTCGTAGTCGACACCCCTGGCGGAAAACAATCGATGACAACGGTAAACGAATCCGGATTATACCACCTGATCTTCCAGTCCCGTAAACCCGAAGCCCGCGCCTTCCGCAAATGGGTAACCGGCGAAGTGCTTCCGAACATCCGCAAGCATGGGGTCTACATGACCCCGGAGGTTGCCATGAGCGCGAAGAACCTAAAACGCTTACGCAAGCAGATGCTGGAACAGATGCGGAAATACCTGATCGAAGATGACCTTAGAAAATGCGCCAAACGGTTCGGTACGTCAAGTATGGCGGTACATAGCATACTCAAAGGAGATTTTGAACATAACGACATACTGGCCTATTTGCAAGATAAGGCGATGGAGAACCGGGAAAAATGGTTTGATGCCTACGGACATGGGCGGATGACAGAAGTGTTAAACGTATTATCAGGAAATACAAAACCATAAAATTTTAGAATTTATGAAGACTCAAATTATCAAAACGTACCAAGCATCTGAAACAACACATCGTATTCAACTGGCAGAAATCGATATCCATATTGAAGGGATATCCGGCTCGAAGGATATCGACATATTAATTGATCAGCTTAGAGACCTACAGAAAGAAATTCAGGAAGAAAATTTCTCCCGCCTTGTAAAGCAAGTAGATCAGGAAATTGAAAATCTCCTTGTAAATCTACATAAAGGTTCAGTTATCGGTGTACCTCATGTTCCAGAGTATAAACCGAATAGTCAGAAGGCTAATTCCGATACCATTTCTGTAGGAAAAAACAAAGGTGACCGTAAACCAAAAAAGGACTGCCTTTCCCAAGCCTGTTGTAATCTATGCCGATATGGAATTCCCGGTCTTCGGGCTTTCATTAAGGGAACAACTTTGTCAGACAAAGACAACCCCGTAGATGATCCTCGAAGTAAATATGAACAATCCAGGTACTGTGATGAGTAAGATTTTATTAGGCCGGATAATTCTTTACGGATGGGTGTTTAGCTGGCTGTTTCTTTTTGCCGGTTTAGGGACAATGGAATGGGCTATGGAAACAGGTGAACCAGTCTTTTTGAAAGGCCTTCTGATGTTTTTGGTCTTTGTTCTTTTCACCCTGCTCGCTATCCATTTTCAGCAGGAAGCGGATAAAGCCTTTGAAGAGTTCGAGCAATGGTTTGATCGAACCTTCGGGAAAGAATGATTAATAATCCATGATTAGTTTTTAGGTAATAGATTGATTTAGGTTCCTCCCTTTTGTGGGTGGTCCCCGGATGGTCCGATATTTGGCGGTTCGATTCCGCCCGGGGAACAGTATAGAAAAATGAAAATAAATAAAAATATGCCTCAAATTTGGAATAATATGGTAGTGGTTACGAAAGATGAGCTGATACCGGCTTTCTTCCCTTCGTTGGGTGCATTACAAAAAAAGATTACCCGTGATTCAAGAAAGTCTTTTGGCATTCGACGAGTTCAGAGAGGTGGTGGTTCAAATACAAAAATACTTATTGATTTTGATACCCTTCCCGAAGAATGGCGTAATCAATTAGGTGATCCCCGCAAGGTAGATTGTTCCCTGGAGTTATTTTTCTGGGAGGACAAAGAAGCAGTCACATTCTTTTCTGAAATATCACCCAGTAAATACGGAAATATAGACCCGGAAAGGCAGAAAGAATATGTTCTGGATGCCAGTGTTATGAAAGCAGCCATCCGTTGGCGTGTTGCTCATACAGAAGAATGTATTAAACGTAATGTTCCATTAAAAAACACGTACAAGTTATTGTCCACAGTCGTGAATAACTTCAATGAGTTCCGCTCATTGAAACAACTTCCCTTGCATAAACTTCCCTCTAATCACATATCATTGAAACGGAAGATCGAACGGTTTGAGAAAGAAGGTTATAGCTCGATGTTGAAAGGCTACGATAACAATAATCGCGGTCAGGCTGCCGAACAAACCCGCCTTTTGCTGGAAAGTATGTTCACCCATCAATCTTTTAAACCGAGTCCCGCTGAAGTTTACCGCCAGTTGGACGGGTTCCTGTCAGGCTATGTTCAGGTTATCAACAACGAGACCGGGGAAATTTTTGACCCGAAGGACTTCAAACGCATAAGTCAGAGAAGTATAACCATGTTTCTGAATTCATGGAACAGTTCACTGGCCACATCCCGGAAACGAACAGGGAACCGTCAGATACGCCTGGCGCAGTTCGTACCGTTCGAAAAGCTGGCTCATCCCCGCTTTGCCGGATCGATCATATCGGTCGATGACCGCCAACCTCCTTTCGAATATAAAAAGGGTTCACGCATGTGGTTTTATCTTGGCGTCGACCTGGGTAGTGAAGCGATCGTGACCTGGGTGTACGGGACCAGCAAGGAAGGGATCATTCTTGATTTTTACCGCCAGATGGTCCGGAATTATGCCATGTGGGGACTGCCCCTTCCTGCTGAAATCGAATGTGAAAGCAACCTGAACGCAGATTATCGTGATGGCTTCCTGAAAGAAGGAAGCATGTTCCAAATCGTTCGGATCGAGGCCAACAGTGCCCGAAGCAAGCGTTGCGAAGCCTATTGGAAACCGATACGTTACCAGTTGGAAAAACAGCATATCGGCTGGATCGCGCGTCCGTTTGCCCGTTCGGAAGCCAACCAGGCAGGAACGGATAAAAAAGAGATCGTTCCTTACGAAAAGCTGGTTGAACAATGTTTGCGGGACATTGAGACGTGTAACAACATGGAATGCACCATATACCCCGGGAAAACCCGCTGGGAAGTCTTTATGGAAAAGCAGAATCCGGATAACAACCGCCCGATCAATTACAAATCCATTTTGCTCACCCTTGGGTATAAAACGGCAAGCAGTTGTAACAAAGCCGGTCAAATCAGGTTCCGTAAAGATATTTTTCTATTGGCCGATGGCGGCGAGCTGGTGACCGGTGAAAGACTGATCCGTCACATGCAGGTCCTTGCCGGAAGGGACATCGATATCTACTGGCTGGATGACAATAACGGCGATATCCTTGCCGCTGTAGCTTGCCTGAAAGATACGACACGTGTGGTTTGTGAACTCGTAAGACAGCCGGAAACAGCACGTGCAAAAATCGAGGAAACGCCCCAGCAGGCCCGGAACCGCGAACTGTTTGCCCGTTACCGTGCCACGCTGGAAGGTTACGGCCAGCGCCGTTACCATGCAATAGAGAAAGTCACGGTCATAGACAACCGGGATATCACCCTGAACAAAAAGTTCTCCATTTCCGGACTGAACCGTTATAAGGCTCTGGAAACGGAAGAAGAAACCGAAATCCTGGAAGAGGTCGAGGAAATGGCATTTGAAGGATATTCGAATCCAGTTCAAAGATCATACGTGAAAGGACTTAGTGAAAGATTTTAACGACAATAAAAATTACAACCATGATAGAATTGACAGAAGATTTTAAAGCGAAAGTATTGGCCGCACTTACAGAGGCACGCGACCGTTACGATGGCAGCGACGCCAACTTTGCAAAAAAATACGGCATAAACAAAACGGTCTACAGTTCACTGAAAAAAGGTGAAACGGAGAAAAAGATATCCCCGGCCAAATGGCTGGAACTGGGCCGGGTCCTGGGAGTATCACTTAACGAACGCAAATGGAACATGGCCCGGACCGACGTGTTCAATATGATTGAAGATGACGTCGTATTCTGCAAGGAGTTCGGCAAATCCATGATGTTCGTGGATGAATGCGCCATCGGAAAAACTTACTCGGCCCGTTACCTGTCACGGACATTGAAAAACTGTTTTTATGTCGATGCCAGCCAATGCCGTCAGGAACGTGCCTTTATCAAGGAACTGGCACGTTCTGTCGGTGCCGAACTGGAAGGAACCCTGGAAGATATCAAAGCGTCCACAAAGTATATTTTGAACATCCTTCCCCGTCCGATCGTGATTATAGATGAAGCCGGTTGCCTGTCCTATTCGTCGCTCCAGCTTCTACATGAGTTCTGGAACGGTACACAGGATACATGCGGATGGTATATGATGGGTGCGGACGGTCTTCGTACCAAGTTACAAAAAGGCAAGGGAAAGTCAAAGAAGCAATCCTATAAGGAACTGTTCAGCCGTTTCTCCAGCAAGTATAACCATGTGGTCCCTTACAACCCGTCTGAACGGTTGGATTTTTACCGGAAACTGATCCGGGACGTCCTTTCGGTAAACGTAGCTAACAGGAGCCTTATTGACCGGATCGTTACCCGCTGTCTTGCAACCGACAGTCAGGAGGCCGAAACAGGTTTACGCCGTGCCGAATCATTATTAATCTTAATGGAGGAATAAGGATATGCCTCGCAGATTATCAGTAAGCAATTTGTACAGCCAGAAATTCAAATTCATGCCCTTTACGGGGGAATGGAAAAAGATACTGGGAAATCGCGAAAGGAAAGGCTGTTGGATGATTTACGGCAATGCGAAAAACGGGAAAACGTCCTTTGCCCTACGGCTTGCAAATTATCTGTCTTCCATCGAAAAGGTCCTGTACATCGCAGCGGAAGAAGGCTATGGATATTCGTATACATGGGCTGTTCAAAAAGCCGGCATACGGGAAGACAACAGCGCATTCCATACGCTGGGTTACCTCCCGATGGAAGAACTCAGGAAAGAACTGGAAGAAAACCGGAAAGCGGAAAAAATCGTCTTCATAGACAACCTGATCGCCTATAAGGACGAATTGAAGGGAAACGCCATTGTGGAATTGCTCCGTCAATTCCCTGAAACGCTTTTTGTTTTTCTGGATCATGAAGAAGCAGGGGAACCGGCAACATCGGCCGGTATCCTTGCCAAAAAACTCTCTAACGTGTATGTGCAGATAAAAGGCCTCTCCGCATTTGTCACGGTTCGCGGCGGTGACGGTGAAGGAGGCCGGATAGACATTGACGAAAACAAAGCGGCCCTCATTCATGGGGAACGTGAAATCAATTAAGGATATGGCAGCAAAAACAAGAAAAAAAAGGTCTACCCATGCGTTGTTCTGGGAACTGTTAAAGCAGACGAAAGGCTATCAGGAACAGTACAAAGATGTCATAAAAGAAGGACTGGTCTATAATTACAGTGGTGGTAAAACGAGTTCACTTTCTGAAATGTACTCTAAATATCCGGGTGAATACAGCCTGATGATAGAGAACATGAAAGGTTCCGGTAAGCAGAAGGCGCAACGTTACGACCAATCCCTGGATAAGGAACGTAAGCGCGTCATTGCTGCGATCTGTGCCTATGTAGACAAATGCAAATATGTTTTCCCCAGCCCTGCGGCGAAAGTCGAATATGCGAAGGCTATCGCAGCCAGGGCCGCGAATTGTGCCTATTTCAATGGTATCCCCCTTAGTCGTTTACGTGCCGTATATGCGGAATGGCGGAACAAGAACGCCGTGGATATTACCGGGAACCCGGAACTGGATTATATCATAACAGAAAATTGATAAAATGCCTCGTGTCAAACAAGAGAAGAAAATCCCGACAGCCTCCCAGCGGGAAGAGTTGTTGCGGTTGGAACGGGAAAGCGATCGGTTACTCGACTTGCTATTTGACGATCCGACCAACCAGGAGCTATTGGACGAACTCAACCGGATAGATGTCGATTACGTCCGTCTGTCCGGAGAAAAATCAATGGAATATTAACAGCATAAATATCAAAGTAACATGTCATTAGATTTAAGTAAACTGTCAAGCAAGGAACTGAAAGAGTTGCTGGCAAAAAAGAGAGAAGAAGAACATCAGACGGCACTGAAAAACCGTGAAGCCTATGAGGGCATTCGTGCCGAATTGGTGCAACGGGTTGAAAACAAGGTCCGGGCAGTATGTGAGGAAGTCAAGGGACTTCATAAGTTTTGCGTGGATGAACTGGGGGCGTTCCGTGATACGCTCGCAGAATACGGCCAGCTTCGTAATCCCGGCCAAATGAATTACACCGTGCAGGAAGGCAATTTCCGGATCGAGGTGAAAACATGCAAGATCAAGAAATTCGATGAACGTGCCGATGTAGCCGCCAGTCGCCTGATCGAGTTCCTGCAAAGTTGGATCAAGGAAAAGAAAGACGGGACGAACGATCCGATGTATCAATTGGCAATGACTCTTTTGGAGCGTAACAAGTATGGCGATCTCGACTACAAATCCGTCAGTAAGCTGTATGAATTGGAAGAACGTTTCAATAACCCGGAGTACAGTTCCATCATGAGCCTATTCAAGGAATCCCATTTGGTCGAAGCCTCTTCCACGAACTTCTACTTCTACGAGAAAAACGATCTCGGCGTATGGGTGAGACTGGAACCGTCGTTCAACCGCTTATAAAAGTCAAATCCGTGACACTGACCCGGGGACACTGGATATATGTCTGCCCATGCGGCTTTCAGTATTCGGTGAGCTGGGTCCCCAGGACAACAAGCAAACATGCTCTGTATTGCTTTTACTGTAAGCAGCAAAACGGAAAATATTACAAGGTTATGGATGAGAGACTGGAATTTACCGAGAACTGGAACGGTAAGCTGAATTGTAGCACTTTTACGACTATGAGGCTGCATAACCCGCAAAAATATTGTGTGGGAGCTATAAAGCAAATCTACCTGAATGGGATATGGAAAGGTAACGCAAAGGTGATAGATGTAAAACGCATCTACCTGAAGGACATAAACCTTTATGTTGCCAAGCTGGATACAGGCTTACCGATTGACAAATGCCGGGACTTGCTCCGGAACATGTACAAGAAACGCCCCATAAATTGGGAAACTCAGCTAATAGACCTGTGTCTATTGGAATATCAGAAAGAAAGCAAAGAACCTACATTATTTAAAGAATAACATTATGCACAGTTGGTTTACATGCCGTATCTCCTATGAAAAGGTACTGGAGAACGGACTACAGAAGAAAGTAACGGAACCCTACCTGGTGGATGCCTTGTCATTTACCGAGGCAGAAGCCAGAATCGTGGAAGAGATTCGTCCTTTTATATCCGGGGAATTTACCGTTGCGGATATCAAACGGGCACATTACAGTGAACTTTTCTTCAATGAAAACGGTGACCGCTTTTATAAGGTCCGTATTTATTTCATAACCTTGGATGAAAAGAGCGGAGCGGAAAAAAGGACTCTTGCCCGCATGCTGGTACAGGCTTCATCTTTGAAAGATGCCATTTCCATTTTTGAAGAAGGCATGAAAAAAACACTGGCTGATTACAGACTTATAGAAGCCAGTGAAACCCAGATCATGGATGTTTTCCCTTTTAACGGGGAAGCCGGTCAACAGGATAAAACGGAGAATCCCCCAGAAAACAATGACAGCAAGTGAATTTTACTCCATAAGATGGCGGTCCGGTATGCGGATCGCCATCGGAAACCTGCTGGAAGAAGTCGTCTCTGTCGACTTCAAGGATCGCTGCATTGCAATCGAAGACAGGAAAGGCTTAGTTTGGATCAATAGTGAATTTGTAATATTAAAACATCCCCCAATGAGTGAGTTAAAACATACCCTGGATATAACCCCGCCAGCCGATAAACGGCTCGTGGAAAAAAAAGCGGTCAGAAACCTCGAATGCCCTACCTGTCACGGGACAGGCGGTTTCAAGGACGGAAGAGGTCATAATGACGACCATTATACGGAATGTGCCCAGTGTGACGGAACCGGAAAAGTAAAAGCAATCATAACAGTCGAATGGGCTCCGGATTACAATTAAATAAAAAGAACATGGAGAAAACAAAAATCTTATCCTGGCCGGATTTTTATCGGGACCGGGTACGAAACAGAGAATACGATGAGTATTTCCGTAAGAAATACGCCCGTTTCTTGACAGAAATAATCTTGAACATTAAAAGACTTAGTAATCTGATGTCTGGCGAAGTTGTGCTAAAGGAAGAAGGTTGTGGCATTGGAAGCGTGGTAAAGAACCTGTCGCAGTTTTATCCTAAACTGGCTAAGGAACTAACCGAAGAGGAAATAAATGAAAATGCCGGTGACGTTACCAAGATTATATTTGCGGACCTGGATTCAGGAATATTAGATCTATGCAGGAATAACACCCGTTTTATGAACCTGGGCAGATACCTTGAAAAGGTTCCCCGATTTTATACCAGAGAAAATATCCTGGAAAAAAAATTCTTTGAACCCGGTACGATGGTTGTCACACATGGAGTATTGGAACATTTTTCCGATCCGGATATCACCCGCATATTATCTACCTACGAAGATTCTTGTGTGTCCTTCCAGGCCCATTATGTACCGACATCCGGATACCGGAAACCATCGTTCGGCGATGAACGTCTCCTGCCGGTTGATTACTGGAGCTCCTTGGTAAAACCAGACTATTATATCGTCGATAACGACGGGCTGGATTTATATATGTTTAAGTGTGGTGAACAAATTAAAAAAGCGGTATGACAATAGAAAGTTATGAAAAGGCCGGTATTATTCTCGGTCGGATATCTCAGTTAAAGGCATTGAAGAAACGGATGGATGAACACCCAAAAGCAGGAGTAGGAATGATAGATTCCCGTGGCAGTTTCTTCGAAGTCACGGAGTTTGTGAAGCCTCATGAACTTAGTGATATGTACATCTCACGTGTCCAGGAACTGATCGATACGTTGCAAAATGAATTTAACTCGCTATAGATATGACGGCAAAACGTATTCCCCGGCAGATAAAGCCGGACACGGCAAAAAACGCATCGTCTTTGGATGACATCATCCAAAGACAGATGTGGCGGGAAAAGAGGCTGATCCCTGTTCGGATCAATAAAACGACAATCGTATTACGAAATAGAAAATGATACGCAAAGGAGACAAGTTTAAGGTACATTGGAACGGGCATACATGTTATGAAGGCCGAATATACCAGGTCACTTCGATTATACATGACTGCACATGTCCCAATCCAAACTGCTTCGTAAACGGTAAACCGGAAGTTCTCCGCAGACCCCACGCCCATATCAGGGCGGATTTGATTAAATGCCCATACCCGCAAATGGAGATGAGAGATTTTATCTTTAACGGGATCGATGAAGAAACGTTGATTGATATTGAAAATTCAACTTATCATCTGGAGATCGTACGGGAAAAAGGCGATCAATTGTCATTGTTTTAGTTCTAACAGATAAAAAAATAGCTTATTAATATGAAGAAGCAAAGCTGGAAAATGCACTTTTATAAAGGAGTCCCCTGCCGATGGGACGGAGACCGCTACGATGAAGAAAGGGATAATTATATTTTTGAGGCCGACCTGTATATCTCAGGTTACGAAAGGGGCCGTTCTTCTGCGGTCATGCTTCTTGTCCCATTTAAGGACAAGAATAAAGATTTCTTTTCTCATAAATTCCATTACCGGGTATTTATGAGTGATATCGAAGATATTGTAAAAGGAATGGTTAGGGGCCGGATAAAAGGTTCTTTCACCTGGGTAAAGAAAGGTTCCGATTATGGGATTCAACTGGTTAAAGTAACAGACCGAAAAAATGGAAATGCAGAAAGTTGTATTGGATGAGAACGTTATCCCGCCGATGACGCATCCCTGGGGACAAGTATGGAAACAACCGGACAGAAACAATCTGGTTCTTGATGACAAATATGCCGTGATGTATAGACGGGATTTTGAGATGCTGCCGGATTATACCGGTTCGGAACCGACCGGCAAGTATAATGGTAAAATGTGGAAGGCTCAGTATGACTCTTGTGGAAATCGTAAATGGTATTTGTGCTGGTGTCATGATGAAAATACGGTATCACAGGAGATATACATTTCATATAGAGAAATTTTGATAATTGATTAAGCGAAGATCATGGATAAAAACAAAATAGCGGCTATAGTAGCGTTTATCTTCATTTTGCCAGTGTTTTGTCTGGCAGGATTATTCCTGTTAACAGGTTCTGTCATTAAGGCTTTAGGATATATCCTTAGTTTTAATACCGAATGTGCCTGGTCTGAAATGAGAGATGTTGCTGAAAGTGTAAAGTCTTATTGGTATCAAAATTAAACAGAGAGAGTTATGACTAAAACGGAAGCAATATAGGCAATGCGAGAGGGAAAGAAGGTTACACACCGATTCTTTGCTCATGGCGAATGGAGGACTATCGAATACGGACTTTTCCTGTTAGAGGATGGCGTATGGTGCTCTATTGAGGAATTCTATCATTTTAGGAATGATAAGCTTTGGGAGAATGGGGTTGAATGATATGTCGATAATTCAAAGAGGCTTCATTGCCGAAACCTCTTTGAATATTAATCAATCATCAAAAGAGTCATTATCTTCTAATAATTCGGATCCGTTTGCATGCCATTTAGTCTCACAATCTGGACATTCATAACATACCCCATTGAAATAAGCGTCTTCTGATAAACAATCAGGATTAGGACATTGTACTGACATAAAAAAGTTTTTAGATTAATAAAAAAGCAAATATAAGAAATTATATAAATAAACAATCATTTAAATACTGGCTTCGGATAAACGGTTCCCATCCGGAACAGTTCGGCACAGGTGAAAAGTGGAACCCGATCAGATTCAAATCTAAAAAATATTGAAATATGACAGATATTGTATTATGCCTTATGATTTTAGCTTTGATGCTAATTCATAGTGATTTACGGGATATTATAAATAAAATGAAAGATGAAAATGATTAATCAGCATGGCAAATATATTAGTTGAAGGTGCAGAAATGTTAACTAAATCCCTCACATGGGGAGGAAAGATGACATTTGATCAAATAAATAAATTAGACTGGTTGAAAACAACATCTTACTACGGAATTAATCTTTATATCCAAGAAGGAATAAGAAAAGGATGGATTAATTACATGTGTAAAGAAGGGAAACAGACAGTATATTATGCTACCCGCAAGGGGCGTAAAATGGCAAATGAAAATGAATAATTAGAACCTTATGGTGTACAGGTCAACCGTAGACAATTATGAGTGAAAGATTTGCAGGCGCATTTTTAGGGACAGTGGTCGTATGGGCCATTATGATCGTCGTATTTGGAGGTTTATACGGATGTCCCCGATACAATGTTTGGCAACAAGAGATGTCCGGCAAAGCTGAATTTGCCAAAGCTGAGCAAAACCGGCGTATCAAGATCGAAGAAGCAAAAGCAAACCTGGAAGCAGAAAAGTTAAACGCCCAAGCAGAGGTAGAACGTGCCAAAGGGGCTGCGGAAGCCATCAAAATCGAGAACGGAAGTATTACCCCTGCTTATATCCAATACTTGTGGGTACGTCAACAAAATAACCTGAACGACAAGACGGTTATTTATATTCCAACAGAAACAAACCTTCCAGTTCTGGAGGCATCCAGAGTTAAAGGAACAAATAATTAAGCCATGAACAAATTACAGGAATTAAAAGCAGAAATAGCACGTATAGAAAAGGAAGAGGCCGATAAAAAGAAAGCTGAATATCAGTATTTGGTCGGCAGCTGTGTACATCCTGCTCATACTTCATACAAAAAGATAACATCTATTGACCGTGTCCATACGGACGAATATGGGGACGAAGTTGTTTTCGACTGTGTGGACATTTACTTTGATAACAGAGGAGATGAGTACAACAGCGATGCAAGTATAAACCTACAAAGCTGGGGACAAGGTTATATAGAGGACCTACAGAAACAAATTATAAGCCCTGAGGACTTTAATAATGCGTTGGATGCCTGTATAGACCTTATTAAAAGAAAAGCCTTTATAACCCTTCCTAAATGATTTGATTTATGGTACTCAATGATCATTCACCTATGCTCTGGGGCAAATTTAAAGGGGAGAAAATGATAAATGTTCCGGCAGGCTATCTGATGTGGCTTTATGATAATAATAAATACAATGCAGATGTTAGGGCGTACATTGAAGATAACATGGACGCATTAAAGGAAGAGATCAAACAATCTGAATTAATGAATAGCAAGTAATGAAAAAGGCAGGTTGGTTAAAATACTGGCTCCGGTTCCATGGATACCGTGTAGAAAATTTCAATATAGGCAAGAAATGGAACCCAGTCAAATTAAAACAAAAAAAGACAACGGTATGGGTAAAACTTATTTTATCGAATACGAAGTAACAGTAAAAACCGTCGGCGGTCCGATAGGTATCCCCGGCAGAATATTAGTCAAAAGGCAAATGAACGAGTTGTTTGCAAAATTGAACCTTGAAAAGTATCTGGAACGGAAATACGGGGAGGCTTTCAACAGCCTGTATATAAAAAGTATCCGGGAAGACACACTGGGTTTCTACTCCTTCTTAGGAGCGGGATTTGGAAAATAAATTGAGTATAAATAAAATACAAAAGAAGTATGAATGACGTAAAAATTTCCCTTCAGGACGATATTAGAACGATCACGGTCAAACTTGCTGGAGGCAATCCCGGCGCTTTGGAAGCACTGTGTTCCTTTTTCCCAGTAATAACAGATATATTCAAGGAGCATCAAGGAGAAGCCCTGTTTCAAATTTTCATGTTCCTGGATACCTATCGCATATATGGAACGGACATATATGTTTTCTGGAGTGACATTTGCGAGAAGGACACTTTCAAAACGATTGCAGTCATTGAAGCCTGTAAAATCGGTTTGTTTGACGCGCGGATTCTTGCCGATGCCTGCCACCGCCAGGATTATTCCGGTCGGGATATGGTTCCGGTATGTGATCTGGTAAAACAAGTTTGTGAACGATCCCCATTTTTCCAAAGGGCGAACGATGTGAATGCCGGAAATGTCAAGTCTTTCCTATTCCACGTGTAAAATATAGAACGTTATTTGAACATGATTAAAAGCCTGTTTGGGATCAAGAAGAAAAATCTTTTCCCGAAACAGGCTTTTTTATATCCATAAGTTGCATCGTATTGAGTATGACCGTAATTTTGTCATATAAACTGACAAAAGGAACATGTCTAAGGGTAGGAATAAGAATTTGATAAAAAAGAGGAACGAGGCTTTGATCCGGCGTTATTACTATTGGACGGAAGTTCGCCGCCGCCGTTTCGATGATGTCCTTAAAATCCTGTCGGAGGAGGAATTTTTTCTGTCGGAGGAAAGAATACTGTCCATAATCCGGGAGGCCGGAAACCGGCATGAAAAAGACAGTGTGCCGGTTCCTCAGTCGCCACACCGCCGTATGCCCCGTATTACGGAAAAACAGCTAAGCCTGTTCCGTTAAGCCGGTTCTTCATCCACGATACATTCATAAGTGCTTTCATACACCTTTATTATGCCAGGCAGGCTGTACCATCTTGACGATATCCTTTCAAGGGTGGTGGCGTTGGCCGGTTCTATCTGCCGGATGACGGAATGCAGCTTCTTGAACATTGCGATCCGCTCTGAGGCTTTACCCGCCACCCCGCTCGTATAATGTGTATCGTCGTAACAATCCAGGCAGAGTTTTATCGTGATGGTGAAGGTTCCCCGCTGGTATTCGTCCGTTATGGTCTCCCAGGCGACTCCTTCCATGTTTATCAGGACGGCGGGGAATGTTACCGGATAATGGTCCTCTTCGGTTTGCAACTGCCCGTAGTCTTCATCGACCAGGCTGACGGACGGCATGTTTTCAGCTATGGCCGTCTGAATTTCATTGAATAAATCTTCCATAGTTCGTTTGATATGTTATGAGTTTAAAACCTTTCGTGTTTCCTCTTCCACGATATTCTTTACCTTTTCATCCAGTTCTGTGGAATGGCCCATGAACCGGCGTTTTGGAATACGAAGGCGGCTTTTCTTTGTCAGGGCCAGCCTTTTCCATACTTCCGCCTCTTCACCAGCTTTTGCCGTTTTCTGCTTCCTGACCTTTGCGGAATCCCCTTTGGCGATCTTCGCCCCGGAAAAGAATTTGGCCCAGGCGAACTTTCTCATTTTGGGAGTCACTCTTATTTCTGCCCCGTTGTTATGATAAGGGGCATATTTGACATCCGTGGAAACAATCACTTTCCGGCTTTCAGGGGTGAAATGGATACTTTTCATAAGATGGTCCTGGCGACTGAGCAAAGGCCCGTAACGGTATTCGGCCCTGGCGGAACTTATTTCTTCACGCCGTGTCTTTTTCCATTTTTTCAAATCGTTGTCATTCCACCCGCCGTCACGGAAATTCTTCCTGAAGTGGTTGACGGCCGCATTCCCGACTTTTTTGGGTAGGGTCACGTCAAGCAGTTTTTGAAAAGAAGCCTTCTGCTTTTCCAATTTACCGATCAATCTGTTAAAGTCACTCATGTTTGCTTTTGGTTTATAATAAAATATGTATCTTTGCCAGCAAAGAAGAAAGAGTATCCTATTGTACTGGGTTGGATTGCACATCCTTCACTAAAGGCTTTGGTTACTCTTTCTTTTTTATGTTTTCCACAATGGAATAGAACACGAGTTCCCCGCCTGTCATTTCCCTTATCACAGCAAAAGAAGGTTCACCATCGATATCTATCTCCACGTAATGGTATCCTTTCACCATCGGATTCCCTTTTTCATCGGAGGCATATTTGGCATAACGACCGTTTTTCAAGAGGCTTTCAATATTCCTTACAGCTTCGTTCTTTTCCATCGGTGACTTGTGCGGCTGGTTCAAAGCTTCTTTTATTCCTCCGACCGTAAAGGAAACGGGAGCCCCCAATCCGGGAGCCATGACCGTCTTTCCGACCAGGTTCCCGACAGCCCACGATTTTATCTCCTGGCGTTGCCTTTTTACATCTTCCTTTAAGTTCCTTCCTTGGCCGAGTGTTTCCCTGAATATGAATTTCCTTACGGCCTCTTTCGCTCCCTTATAGGCATTTTGTATATACGGATGGGTATCGCTAAAAAGTTTTGCGTCCCTTCCGGGGTTATTATCCAGTCCGGGAGCCGGGGCATATAGATTTCCGGTATCAGGGATATCCGTTTCCGCCTCGTCCGTCGCTTCCAGGCTGCATTTGCAATTCCACCTGTCTCCTGGACGATGTGCCGACCAGAAAGGATCGTCTATCGAACGGATTATACCCCAAAACACACGGTGGTCCTCTCCGGGATGTACGCTTGTACTTTCCACCCAGCGCAAGCGGGGAAGTACATCCTTATCCCGTTCGAAGCGTCTCCAGTCGCTTGCCTGGTGCGCACGGATCACGGCCGTGGCGTATTCCGTCTGCAACCATGATTCAAGATGAAGCGGGGAGACGAACTTTTCCACGTCCCGTTTGAAAATGTCGAAAGGCTTCAACTGCCCGTCTTCATCCAGAAGCTGGGATGCGATGTCGTTTTGAAAGCGATGCGCCTTGAAGGCGGCAAAGACGGCATTATTATAACGCAGTTCCCGATAGAATGCGTAATCGTCCTGAAAGGGGCTTCGTTTATGGAACCCGGTATCTGTCGCCTCGTTAAAGGCCTTCCAGAACTCATTCCACAAGCCTCTTTCTATATCTGTCAATGTGTTAAAATCCTTTCCGTATATTTTTCGGATCGCCTCTTGCAGAACTTTCCCGTCAAAAACGAAACCCTCTTCCAGGGTGTCGGCATACAATCCGTTCATTACCATCCTAAAGCCCCCTTGCTTTTGGGGGCTTTTCCGAAAAAACGGGATGTCAGATTTTTAAAGAAGGTCCGTATCATTTTCCCTTTGACCGCCCTTTTGGGTGTGAAGCTTACGTTTTTGCTATTATGTTCCGTTCCTTTCGTCTCTTCCTTTTGACCGGTTCCTTGTTCCTTCAGGCGTATTTTCACATCTTCTTTTTCTCTTTCCCTTTCGGCGGTGATTTCATTATAGTTATCCGGTTTGTTCAGGCCGAACTCGTCATATAACTGGTCATGACTGATCGGCAGTCCGAGTGAGGACAGTTTCGTGATGATATCGATTCTCTGTGTCTGGTTGGAATCTTTGGGAATGACAAACGAGAATTTACCACCTTTCACGTTAATGCCGAAAGATTCGAATATGTCGGTCATCTGATAATTCAGGACATTGAGGACAAAGAGCTTATCCTGTGCCAGGAGCTTGTCTTCTATTTTTTTATGGACTTCACCCAAAGCCTGTGTCCCTTTTTCCCCGGCTTCGGTGGTCAGCGTGTTGCCCAGGACATGTTTGCTTATTTCCGAATTGCAGAAAGCCGCCAGGTTTTTGTACAAATCACTGGAACCGGACTTATTCCCTGCCTCCAGTAGTTTCAGGCCCGTCCCGTCAGGATGGATGTAAACGGAAGAACCGCCTGCTTCATGTGCGTCTTGCATGAGATTGTAACGTTCCCGGTCGTCATTGCCGTTATAGGTATATTCCCGGATCGGCTGTCCGAAGAGTTCCGCAAACTGTGCCCAGTCGGATACATCCGCCCGCTTGTACAAAACCCAAGGGATATCCTTTATCAATTCACCCAGTGCACGGGGTTTGCCGACAAAAAGAAGGTTGTCGTATTCATCCCACGCCGTCCCGTGTATATCGGTCTGCATCCGAAGGATCAGCTTTCGGATAGGGTCCACATGCTTTCTGGGGATAAGGTCGTAAGACAACCATCCACCCTCGTCTATCCCAAACTGGAACAGGCTGCCTCCCCACCAGGCCGTATCGAGCAGGTCCGAAAGGAAGTCCAGGAACCAGGGGGATTCAAGCATTTCCCCGATGGCTTTGTCCGGCTTGCCGTCACGGCTGAACTCTATCTGAGAAGACAACACGGCCGACTTTCTTTTTTCCAGGACGGAAGAGAGGTGAGTATCGAGCAGGATGGTATCATACAAGTCGTATAACCTGGCACGGTTCGGAAAATCGATCCGTTCAGCCTCCGTTACGGCCTTCATGTAATGACTGATGTCCATCTGCCAGCGTCTGGCCTGGGTCAATATGATCGTATTCCCGCCTGCGGGCTGGTTAAACAATCCGCCAGATGTGATCGGTTTGGTTATGTTTCCGGTTTTGGTTCTCCGTCTTAATTTCTTTTTCATTTGAATCGGTTTTGTTTGCTGTTTATATATCGTTAGAAATGGTTGCATCGTTTCCGGTTTCCCCCAAACAGGTAGAATACCGTCTTATTCTCATCCTGAAGGGTCGGGGCTCCGTTTATCACGACATTGCCTTTCTGTATTCCCTTTAACCACTCCACTGCCCTTTCATAACGATTTTCCCTCAAAGAAGACATTTTCGCGGGATTGCCCAGCGAATAAATATGGTATACCGCTATATCCAGGCACATCATAAGGATCAGCGGATGCCGTTCTTCGCCTCTGGCGGCAAAGATCCTGTCCACGTCATAACGTCCTGCCATATATGATTTCATTTCCTCTATGGCCCGGTCCTCGCAAATGTCCAGGATCGAATTGTCCTCCCTTGTTATTGCGTCAATGATTTCCCGGTGCACGCTTGCATCATAGTCGTTCGGTTCAATGTACTGCGTCATAATCTGTATTTGTTTTTACTTCTGAAAGCCTTTACCGGTATTCTTATCATCGGTTGAAGCTCCAGGCACTTGTTGTCAATAATACGTTTGGCTCCCTCTATGCAGTCCGGCCCGTCGGCGGGATATGTCAATTGGAGGTTGAACAGGAGGAACTGTTCCGCAAGGCGGACCATATCCGGATTCTCTTTCTCATCCTGGTTGAAGATGAGACGTCCTTCACGGTTGAGCGGCTCCAGGTTGGCTTCTATGCGGGTGGCTTTTTCCGTTTTCTTCTCTTCATCGGGACGGATATTGATCCGTTTGCCTTTTTCTTCGCACTTTGCTTTAAGAAGGGGACGGAAAACCTGCTGGAAGAACGGGTCCTGGAGTGAATTGTTTTCCATATAATGATAGACGGATACTTTTCCACGGACAAAATCGTCCAGAAAGAAATACCAGTCAATAAAATCGGAGTTCAACCCGCGATTTAGGAATCCCTTGATGACATAATATATGCCGTCTTTCTCACCGACCAGCCAAACGGCTTTATAGGAACTTTTCCCCTTCTTGCTTTGTCCCGGTGACGGGTCGCCGTAAACGACAAGAAACTTGAACCGTCCAAGGGGCGGAACCTTCCCCCAATGGAGTTCCTTAAATATTTCCCCCTCACTGACCGGGTTATTGAAATATTCGGTTTGCCCGGATGCCGCACTGATTTTTCCCAGGATTTCATCGATCATTTCTTCTGTGTTCTTCTGGGGCCAGGTACTGTTCCCTTTCTCATCCCGAATATTGACAATGTCCCAATGATCGGCCATCTTGCCGGCCCTGACGACACAGCAATCCTTTGCAATGATGTTGCCACAGAAAATAATGGTGACCGGTACGGCCGGGTCCCGGGTTCCGTAAACGGCCTTTTCCCAAAAATTCCACATGTCTTTTATACGTTCGGCATTTCTGCACGCTTCGTCGGTATCGAAGTCGTCGACCAGCAACATGTCCGGACGGTAGGATTTGTTTCTCGATCCGCGCGGGGCGTTTCCGTAGCCGATGGCCCGGAAGGCCACGTCGCATTTGGTGATAAATTCTTCATCCGTCCATTTTGCTCCGATTTGTTCCCCGTAATAAGCCCTCAGACGCGGGTTGCTTTCCAGTTCTTTCCTGTACGGATCAAGCAGGCGGACCGCCGCTCCCTGGGTGGCGCTGACCATCATTATATTATGCTTGCGTCCGGTCAGGACCAGGTAAAGCACGATAAACATGACGACGGTACTTTTGGCCAGGCTTCGCGCCCAGGAAAGGACCTCGAACCATTCATCGTTTTTTATGCACCGCTTGATCGCTTTTATATGAAAAGGGGCAAATTCATATTTTGCATATTCAGGAAAGAAAAACGTGATCCATTCCAAAACGTGCGCTTCCAGGTAAGCCCTGTGCTCATCCATTTCTTTTCGGTTCTTATGGATGACGGGTACATCCGCCATCAAGGACTCGAAATAATTTTCCCACCTGCGTAACGCTTCTCTGTCTTCCGTCTTCATAGCGTGGTTTTAATGAACGTGTCCCATAATACGCCGAACTCCTTGGCCTTTTCGATATCTTCGCTCCTTAACCATGAAAGGAACCGCATTCCCGACGAAATCAGGTCTTTGAGGCCGGCGTCCTTTTCCAGCCGGTCAACGGCCTGGGAAAGTTTCTGAATAGTGGCGGCCTCTGATGCGTCTGCGAACCGTTTCCCTTCCGGTTTGGCAGAAATAACCTGGTTAATTTCCGCGATTTGCCGGTGCAGGTTGTTGATCTGCTGTTCACGGGTCATGGTCATGCCGACTTTCAACTCGGCCCACTTCCCCTTATCGCACCAGGATATGATCGTACGGCGACTGACCCCGACCTTTTCGGCAATCTCCGCCTGGGTTAAATCTTCCCGGATATACAGGACTTTAGCCCATTCCCTTTTCTGTTGATTGGTTAAATCTGTCATTTTCAATGTTGATTTTGGTTATGAAATTTTCCTCAAAATTCGACTTTATATAAGACTCCGGCAACTTTTATCCGCATGATACGGCGGTGTGGCGGCATGATACCCGTGCGGGAGCGGCATGATAAAAAAACGATTTGCAGGGGTGGTTTTTTGCCCGGAAATTTGCACCAAAACATGACGCAAATGGCAAAGCAATTTTTCAACATGATAGCTTCCGAGGACGGTACGGCCTGTATCTTACTGTATGGTGACATTGGCTGCGGCACGGATGAGATACGGAGCTCGGAGATAGTCAGGGAGCTTATGGAACTGACATCCCTTTATAAAAAGGTGGATATCCGGATCAACTCCATGGGCGGTGACGTATTTGCCGGACTTGCCATATTCAACGCGCTTCGAAACAGTGGCTCGAATATTACATTATATATAGATGGCGTGGCAGCCAGCATAGCCAGCGTGATAGCTTCCTGCGGAAAGCCGGTATATGCGAGCCGTTACGCCCGCCTGGTGGTACACAGCGTATCGGGCGGATGTTACGGGAACAAGGAGGACCATAAACGTTGCATAAACGAACTGGAATCCCTGGAAGAGACCCTGGCCGATATCTATTCCGCAAAATCAGGGAAGGACCGGGAAGAGATCAAATCTTCTTTTTTTGACGGGAAGGACCATTGGTTCACGGCGGAAGAAGCCTTAAAGGAAGGCTTGATCGATGGCATATACGATACGGAACCCGTCGAAGAGGCCTCTTCCCCTGAAGAAATATACCATGTTTTCCAAAACCGTTTAAAACCAAACCCAAATACAATGTTTACAGACGAATTAAGAAAGAGACCGTCATTCGCCAATCTGGCAAGTGACGAAGAAATGCTCCGGCACATCGGACACCTGGAAACGGAAGCCGGACGCGTATCCGGCTTGACAGCCCAAATCACCGAGCTTCAGAGTTCCCTCCAAACGTATAAGGACAAGGAAGAAAAAGAAGCCGAAGCCAAAAGGAACGCCCTGGTCGACGCAGCCGTAAAGGACGGCCGTATCCGTGAGAACCAGAGAAAGATGTACCAGGACCTTTTAGTATCCGATCCGGAAAATGCGGAGGCGGTGCTTAAATCCCTGAAACCGTCCCGCCGTGTGCTGGACGATATCCAGACTACCCGTGAGGAGGAAACCTCCGCATGGGAAAACAGAATGAAACAAATCAAAGACAACTTAAAATCTTAACAAAACGATGATTAAAGTAACCAATACCAACTATGCGGGTGAAGTGCTGGAAATGCTTCTTACCCGGGCCGCAACAAGCAACGAATTAGTAGAAAAGGGACTGATCCACATGGAACCGGGTGTGGAAAAAGCGTATTTCCTTCCCCGCATGAAGACGGGAAAGATGCTTCAAAAGCGCAAGGAAATGCCAACCAGCCAGGACAGCAAGGGGGATTTCACGTATGACGAACGTGCCTTGACCCCGGTGGACTTCATGGCATACACGGAGTTCAATCCCCGTTCCTTTGAAAATATCTGGCGCAAATGGCAACCAAAAGGGAACCTCGTGTTTTCGGAGCTTCCGGCAGAGGGACAAAACGCGTTGCTGCGTGAAATGTCCAAACAGGTAAAATTCGAACTGGGATTCCACTTCATCAATGGCGTACTGGGCGATGACGACGACCACCTCTTTAACGGCATCGTCACCCGTATGTTAAGCGACAAGGACGTCATCTATGTGGTTTCCGGTGAAACGTCCATGCTGAAAAAATTGAAAGCCGTGAAGGACTCTATTCCGACCACCATGAGAAGCAATCCGGGACTTAGAATCCTGATGAGCGTAACGGATTTCGACCAGTATGACGAAGAATTGACCCAGCAGCCCAACAAGGGGGCCAACTATACGGACATGAACGTTGAGCGCTACAAGGGCATCCATATCGTTCCGCTCTCTTCATGGCCGGAAGGTCTCATCGTGGCCACCGTCTGTGGAATGGATTACGATACGAACCTCTGGGCCGCCGTCAACCTTGTGGACGACATGGACGTGATCCAGATCGATAAAGTGACGAATGCCGGTGAAAAGTATTTCTTTAAAATGCTGATGAAGGCGGACACGAATATCGCCTGGGGTGAAGAAGTCGTCCTGCTGGATTCCAGGGAGGTGGAAGATGCGGAACTTAGCGGTACGACCATTACGCTTAAAAGCCCGTCCGGACAGATCGAGATCACGCCGGAAGCAGCCGCAACCTACAGCATTACCGGCGGCGGCGTTATTCTGGGCGCTCGCTTGTGCATTGCCAATAAGGCCACGGAAAAGGAAAATGTAATCACTATCGGAACATTTGACATAGAAGCGGGCAAAACCGTGACTGTCGGATATGACGGCAAGAATTGGTTCAAAGCGGCAGGAGGCGCTAAGGCGTGAAGACTTCGGAGAAAGGAAAAGCCCTTATCCGGGAATTTGAATCGCTGCGCTTGGAGGCTTACCGTTGCCCCGCCGGAGTCCTGACCATCGGTTACGGTCATACGGCAGGCGTAAAGGAAGGCGACCGGATCGATAAAAGGCGTGCCGAGTATTTCCTTGATAAAGACCTGGAAGACGTGGAAGCGGTCATAAACCGCGAATGTCCGGGGGTGAACCAGAACCAGTTCGATGCGCTTGCCTCATTCGTTTTCAATCTGGGGGTAAAGAAATTTCTTTCCTCCACGCTGCTTAAATGCGTGAAGGCGAATCCTGGCAATCCCAATATCCGGGGCGAATTTCTAAGATGGATAAAGGCGGGAGGCGTCACCCTGTCGGGATTGATGCGCCGTCGCCGTCGGGAAGCGGAACTGTACTTTTCATAAAGGAAGGAGGTTTTCCCGATGGACCATTTCCTGGACATACTGCAAACGGTATTTAGCGCCAGTGGCTGGATTTGGGGTGTCCTGTTGTTTTTCCAGACCCGCAAGCTAAAGAAGGCGCAACTGGTAAAAGATACCCGGGCGGTATGGCAGGAAATAGCCGAATCGAACAACGAGTCACTTTTAAAACAAAACGAAAGACTGATAGAATTGCATGAAGAATTTTGGAAACTTAAAGACACTCTGGAAATGGTGCTGCACAAAATTGTTGTCTGTCGCCATTATGATCGCTGCCCTGTCCGCATTCTCGTGCAGGAGCACGAAGGGAACTTCTACCATAGAAGGGGCGGACAGTCTCCGATGGGACAAAAAGGTTTCCGTCACGCTCGCGACAATCCCGTCGAGCCTGGCCAGGATGGAGATACCGATCGACAGCCTCCGTAAGCTCCCCGAGGATGCCGTCTATGAGAAGAAAGAAGGCAAGGCAACCGTAAAGGCCAGTGTAAAAGACGGGACGCTTCTGGTTTCCGCCTCCTGCGACAGCCTCCAGGCGCTGGTCTACAGCCAGCAGGAAGCACTGGTGCGTATACGTGATACGCTGGAGCAGTACGAAAGCCAAAAAGGACCGGATGTATTTACATTTTGGATGCAAATCAAATGCTATTTGACCGGTGCTTTAATAGGATTTACGTTGACATATTTTATAACCAAAATCAGAAAATAACAATGGATAAGAAAAAGACACGTTCCATCGGACTCAAGAAAGCGATGTTCGGGGATGTAAATCCCGAAGGAGGAATGCCTTCGGCTGAGAACCTCCTGCAATTGGGGAATACGCTGAAAGGGACGGCTTCATTCAACACGGAAGAAGACAGCGCCCAGGATTTCTACTCGGAGGAGAACGGTTCCACCCCTGAAGAATCCGTTCTGACGGAACCGGGGTTGAAACAGGTGAAGCTGAATCTTATGGAATGGGACAACGAGACGCTGAAAAAAGTTTTCGGGGGTACGACCAAAACGGAAGATGTCACCGTCGAGGGCAAGACTTACAGTGTCGAGAAGTTCGTAGCCCCCAAGGACATGGTCACTGTCGAAATGGCCGTAAGGGTCATCAGCCTTTACAACGTATGTATCGACATTCCCCGTGCCCAGGTCAAGGCCCGTTTCGTATGGAACCTGACACGTACCGATATCGCCCAGATCGAAATCACGGCAAAGGCAATGGCTCCGATCGGAGCAAACGACGGTCCGTATGAGGTGTATAAGCTGGGTGAACCCAAAGCGGAAGAAGGAGCATAAGGATGGGACGCAAACTTCGTGAATCGGATGCGGCCGGGGCAATGCTGGATGACACGATAGCGATAGACATTCCGGCGCCCTGGTTGCTCCGAAAGTTCGGGCAGAAAAGTATCCGGGCATATTTCCGTCTTCCGGTTTATGCGACTCTTTTAAGGATCAGCAAGATGTATACCCGCCTTGGAATAGACCTGACAAGGCTTCAAAAAGGGGAACTGCATGAGGTGATGCACATCATCGCCAAACATGGAAAGAGGGTTTCCCGTATTGTTGCGACAGGGCTGCTTAGGGGTGGAATAACGAATTTTCTATTTTGCCGGTTGCTGGCCTGGTATCTTAGAAATCACATGACATCGCTCGGCATGGCGCAACTGGCAAAGATCATGTTGTTGCTTTCAGGCGGTGAACATTTCGCCAGTATTATCAAATCGGTCGGTCTGATGAGCGTGACCAGTCCGGTTTTGAGCCAGAAGGAAACGAGGAGTTAACGGTGGAATTTATTCCGCCCCATAGCCCGTTTGGACAAATAAAACAAATTATGGAGGCCGGTTTCACCTATCATGAAATCATGTATGAAATTCCCTGGTGCGTGATACTTAACATGATTAGCGACACCGGAGAAACCAGGAAAAAACAGGAAAACTCAGATTTAGAAGAAGGCGAACCGATCAGTTCCGAACAGGAGGAACTGGAGTTCCTCGGCTTAGCTTGAAAAGTGTTATGAACGAGACAGTACAGGTTACATATAAATTCGGTGGGGACCTCGACAAAAAAGTCGAGGAAGTAACGCTGGGTATCAAAGGACTGCGGGACGAGTCGGAAAGCACATTCCGCCGTTTACTGGAGTCCAGCGATAACACGTTCAATTCCATGAGCGAAAATAACCGTCGCCTTGCTGTCAGCATTCAGGAAAACATCAATACCCTCCGGCAATTATCGGCAACGGAAGAATCCCTGGAGAACAGCAGGGCGCAGGGGAACATATCGACAGCCGCCTATCTTGAAACCAAAGCCAAATTAGTAGTAAGGGAAAATGAGCTCCGTGAGGCGATCATTACCGGGACACATACTTTAAACGAACGGATAGGCAAGGAAAAAGAGGCAGTCGGTTCCTTGAACTCGTTGCGCGGTAGTATGATGTCACTCGTTGATACCTACCGGTCCATGAGCAAAGCCGACCGGGACGGGGAAGCGGGCAGTCAGCTACTTACAAAAATCCAAAACCTTGACAAGGAGATCGGCCAGGCAGAAAGCCGTCTGGCCGGCCTCCGCAGTGCCGGAGGAGCCACATTTAACAGCCTTAACATGTCCGTCCAGCAGGTGGCGAGGGAACTTCCCTCGCTGACCATGGGCGTGAATACCTTTTTCCTGGCCATATCAAATAACATGCCGATCCTGATCGACGATGTAAAACGGGCACGCCAGCAATATGCGCTCCTCAAAGCAGAAGGACAGGCGGCCACCCCGGTATGGAAACAACTCGCATCGTCCATCATTTCATGGCAAACGGCGTTAGTTGTTGCCATCACCATGCTTTCCATGTACGGGAAGGATATTATCGCCTGGGGACAGGATTTGTTTTCCGCAAACAAGTCACAACGCCTGTTGACCGAAAGTTTGCAGGAATTTAACGAGGAACTGCTGAAGGAACGCCAGTCACTGGAAGAAGTATTCAGCCGGCTGAATAAGACGAAGGAAGGGACGGAAGGCCGGAGAAAAGCCATCAACCAAATCAACGACCTGTATGGAAAATACCTTCCTAATTTGTTGTCGGAAAAAAGTTCTCTGGATGAAGTAAACGCCGCTTATAAACGGATTACCGCATCGATCAGGGAAAATGCGGCGGCAAAAGCCCAGGCTTCGGCTACAAGCAAAGTTGCGGACAAGGCGCTCAAAACACAAGCGGAGGCTTTAACTTCCATGCGTAACGAACTGAAAGGTCAGGACACGGGGTTTATAGACCGACTGATCGGCGATATCATGGACCTGACGGAAGAATCCGAGCGTGCCGGATTAGGCTTCCAAAAAACATGGAGCACGGTCCTGGGAAAAGTACAATATGAAACGAAGGGTATAAAAATAGACAGTGATTTTTATGGATCACTCGAAGACTATATCAAAAGCTACCTGGAATCGGAAAAGAAGATAAAGGATATCCAAAAGCAGTATAACCCGTTTTTTAACAAGGAAGAGGCTGAGAAGGCGATCACAGAAAACAAAGAATACTGGGAAGAGGTAAAGAAACAGGCGGAATCCGTACTGGAAAATATATCTGCGGAACAGAAAAAATTACTGGATGCGGGAAAAACTACCGGCATAAGTGAAACGACGGTTGCAACATATAAAGAAGCGCGTAAAAATATAGAGGAAGCCACCGCCGCCCTTAAAGCGTACGATTCGTACGACAAGCAAGGGAAAGAAGCGACCCGGAGCATGAGCAAGGAACAACGGGAAAAGGAAAAGGCCAATGCTGTCAAGGCGGAAGCCGCCATGCGCCTTCTGGAGATCGAAAGAGGGGAACAATCCATTGCAGAGGCAAAAAGCGAACTTGAATTGAAAAACCAGGCTTCGGAAATAGCCAGGATGAAAGACGGGGCGGCCAAGGAATTAAGACAGATCGACCTGGAGTATCAACAGAAATTGTCCTCGATCCGGAAATATGAACAGAATTTGTTACAGGCACAGCAGGAACTGGAGAAAAAGAAGTGGGAAATGGAAAACCCCGACTGGAAGAAAAAGGGACTGGAATTTACTCCGAAAACGACTTCGACGGACCAGTTGCCTTCAGGGATCAGACGGGAAGTAGATGATTCCAGGGATAACGCTGCACTGGCTGCGGATAAGGCAAAGGAAGATGTCTTAAAAAAAATGCTGGAAAAATATCAGGACTATGACAGCCAGAGGCGGAAAATCGAAGAAAAATTTACAGCGGATTACCGTTTTCTTTCTTCCCAAAGGACCGAGACGAACAGCAGTGACATAGATGCGGCACTCATTCAGCTCGAAAAGGATAAAAAGAAGGCTTTATCGGCAATTTCATTCGACGAGTTGAAAGATTCCGATTTGTGGACGGCCATATTTTCCGATCTGGGTAAAAAGTCCCTGCCCGTCCTGGAAGAACTCCAGGTCAAAGCCAGGGAGGTTAATACGTCTACCTGGACACCGGAGAATGTAAAGGAATACCAGGAAGCGATCAACCGGCTGGAAAAAGAAATAAGGTCCCGCAGCCCGTTCAAGGCGATCCGGGACGATTGGAACAAACTTCTTAAAGCTATTAAAGGCAAAGACGGGAAAGTCGATAAGAATGCCATATCCGAGGCGCTGAGCAATATCGATGAAGAAATACAGTCGGTGCTTTCTTCCCTTTCCACTGTATCGGGCGGAGTCGGTGATATTTTCGGAAGTGATGCCGGATATGCGGCGGAACAGACTATGGAGCTCGCATCAGCCTTGGGCGGAGTCGCCACAGGCGCGGCCCGCTTTGCTTCGGGGGATATCCTGGGAGGTGTCACCAGTGTTGTCAGCAGTATAGGCAAGGTTTTCGCCATGGGGAAGAAAGTAAAGGAAATGAACCGTCTGGCCCGGGAGGAAAACCAGAAATTCTATGACAATGCCATGGAAGGGGAAAAGGAATACCAGAAGATGGTTCGGGAGCGTTTACGCCTGGAACAGCAGATCGGGGAAACATCCTTAAAATATAATAAACGTATCACGACTGAACTCAAACAGCAATCAGGAGACGTTCAAAAGGAGTATGAAAAAATATGGGCCGAATTGCAGGGGGAAGAGTTCATTTCAGGAAAAGGTTACAAACACGGTACATGGTTCCGTAAGGCCAAAACATGGAATATATATTCTTCCCTGGCAGGCAAGAGCTATGACGATATAGAAAAACTGTATACGGAAGGCCGCCTGGAAGAAAAGGTCGCAAAGTTGTTCGAACAGCTTAAAGCCTTGAAGGAAGAAGGTGCGGATATTGATCAGATGCTCGCCGACCAGGCCGAGAGCATGCGTGAAGCCTGGACGGGAACCACCTCTGACAGTATCGCGGACAGCATACTTCAGGGATTCGCCGAAGGGAAACGCTCGGCGGCGGATTTTGCGGACAGTTTTGAGGAAATGTTGAACAATGCCGTGTTGCAAGGAATAAAGCTAAGGGCTTTGGAAGAACCGCTCCGCCAATGGTACGAGAAATTTGCCCAAGCCAGTGAAGGCGGTCTGACAGAGGACAAAATCGCTTCTTTGAAGGCTGAATATGACAAAGTCATAGAAAATGCGGCCCGGCAGTTGGAAGAGGCCGAGAAAATTACCGGACTCGATATTTCCGGTGTAACGGGAACCAGCCGGCAGGCGACAGCTAAGGGCATAGCATCCATGAGTCAGGATAGTGCCAACGAACTTAATGGTAATTTTTATGCGTTGCTTATAATGGCGGATAAGACCTGCCAGGGAGTAAATTCGATTCAGTCAATGATTACGGAAGGATTGAGCGTTCTGGGTCGGATCGAGGAAAATACGTCCCATTGCAAGCGTCTGGAAAAGATTGAAAACGATATGGAAGGTACACGTCGTACGCTTCAGGAAATATTGAATAAGGGATTAATTTTAAGGAAAGCGGCATGATCGACAACTGTTACATAGACGGGATCAGTATCTGTAACCGTTTCGGGGTATGGGTGACCAAAGGCGGGTATAACGGCCTGCTTGCCTTCCCGGCAATGAAGGAACCGGAATCGAACGACTGGCCCGAAGAGGACGGTATCGAGGTGGATCTGTCCGACCCGAAGCTGGAGCCGAAAGAGGCGACGATCTCTTTCCTCTCCGACACGAACGACGGGGCGACCGACCTCATTGCCTACCTGTCCGGACCGGGTTGCCATACGTTTCGCATCCCTTCCCTGGGGCGCGAATGGCGGCTCCGGCTGTCGGCCCATCCGGCAAACAAGGTCTATCCGCTGTCGACCGCCTTCAGCCTGAAGTTTGTCGAGGACAACCCGGTGCGCCCGGCTTCGGAGGGATTGCCCGCGCCGGGGCTTTGGATGCCGGAGAGCCGCTACAAGCTGGACGGCACACCGTTAGCGACGTATGGCGTGGTGGTCGACGAAAGCCGGAACGCCCTTCTGAAAGCCCCGACGGTGAAAATGAACCTTTGCCGGAATATAGAGACGGAGGACGGGCAGATTTACGATGCCGACCATTTAGTCTTCCAGAAGAAGGAGGTAACGTTCAAATGCCATTTGAAAGCCGCTCGAATGGCGGATTTCTGGAACTGTTACAACAGCTTCCTAACGGCATTGATTCAGCCGGGCGAACGGCATCTCTATGTGGAGGAGATCGGCAAGGCATACCCTTGCTATTACAAAAGCGCGGCTACCTGGAAGCTGTTGACGCTATGCGGCCCCGTGATGGCGCAGTTCGACCTGACATTGGTCTTCACCAGTTTCCGGCTTTACGAGACGGATTACTTCCTGGCTACGGAATCAGGCGACTGGATCGTAACCGAAGACGGGGAATTTTTTATAGACATGAAATGATATGACGGGACAAGAAAGAAAAATAAAGATCAGCGAGCTTCCTCCGTCCGTGACGTTCAACGGGCTTTGGACACTTGGCTATCAGGAAACCAAAGGAAAGCGGATGAGTGTGAAAGTCAGCTTGAGCGAAATACAAACGGCTTATGACGATATGCTTTCCGCAACGGAAACGGCCCGGACGGCAACAACCGATATGCGCCGGCTTGAAGCGACGGTAGAGGAAAAAGAGGATGAACGGGAAAATTTCTATTCTCGTTCCCAGGCGATGGTACAAGGTTGGAGTAATGACGAACAGGCAAGAAAAGACGCGGAAGCCTCTCGCCTCGAAGTGGAAGCTGAACGGGTGGAGGCCGAAACGGAGCGTAAAAAGGCAGAAGCAGCCAGAGTTGAAACCGAGGGAGTTCGTATTGTCGAAGAACAATTGCGTATAAGAGCGGAAGATGAACGTAAAGCTGAAGAGCTTATTCGCCAAAAGCAGGAAGAAGACCGAGAAAACGGGACATTGGAAGCGATACTCGATGCGGAAGCCGCTACAAACCGTTTGAATGCTTTGTCCGACCATCGTGACGAAATCAGGGACGGATACTGGTGGCGTTGGGACGAAGAAACGGGTGAATGGTACAATACGGGTGAGATCGCAAAAGGGAATGTCATGTTTGCAACGTTCGAACTCGACCCTTTCACCGGGATATTGACAATGTTCACGGATGAAGAATATACGGGCGCAAATTTCTTTCTTGACGAAAATGGAATATTAACAGTAGTAATTTGATTATGACACAGGTAAGAACGATACTTGGCAAGGTGGGTTTTACCCCCAAAGGGGCCTGGGATGCAAAAAAGAAATACGACCGTCTGGATGTCGTGTCGCAGGCAGGAGCCAGTTTTTTGTCGCTATCGGATGAAAATACGGCTTTGCTTACGGATGCCACGAAATGGATGGTGATAGCCAGTAAAGGGGGTAAAGGAGATCAGGGATATACCGTACAGCTGAAGATCGGCACAGTCGGTTCGGGGGATCAGCCCTCTGTCAGTTTGACCGATGCCGGTGTGGATGAGCAGGGAAATCCCGTCAAAGAAATAAACTTTGTCCTCAAAAGAGGAAAAACAGGATATACCCCTATAATTGAAGTAGGTACGGTTACCACGGTTGATCCTAAAAACGAGGCAACCATAGAGTTGATCGACAATGGCCTGTCAGAAGAGGGGGTGCAAAAGTATCTCCTGAATGCCTCAATACCCCGAGGAGAGACCGGATTGCCCGGCAAAGGAGCCGGGAACGTGTATGTTATTGGTGACAATCTGGAAGTCGGGAAAAAATATTTGTTTGTCCCGGCGGCTTCCGGCAGTACGGAAGGGTCTTTTATTGAATATGTCCCACCGACCATACCGGAACATCCGTCTTTTTCCACCCGCTCTTCCGGCCTTTATAAGATCACGGTGAACAATCAGGGAC